TGGTGTACCTAATGATATTAGTAGTCTTTCGCCAATATCTTGGTGGCGATGTGGTGACGGAGATACTGCACCAACTATTACAGATAATGGAAGTGGTGGTAATAATGGTACAATGACAAACTTTAGTACATTCTCAACTGATGTACCTACATAAAAACGAATTAAAATAAATTAAAATGATTAAATCTTTTAGCACATACGCAATAATACAAACAAGTGATTTGGCAAACATAGACTTTGACCAAATAGGACAAACAAGCGCAGACACTTTACGCTACAATTTAGCTGGAACTGAATTTATAATTAAGTGGGATACAACACCAACTTTTATAACTGATGGTAGTGTAGTACCTGTTGCTGAATTAACACACGAACAAGCTTTGGCACTTATGGCTACGGCAGAATGGTCTGAGCCAATACCTGTAGAATAATGCATACTAATATACTTGCAGTTTTATATTTTGTATTCGGTTATGCGTCTGGCTTTGTTATGATAGTAACAGATACAGAATTACACGTAAAATTGCTTGGTGCTTATCTATTAATTTATATGAGTTATATCTTGAACGAACAACTATAAAATGAAAACACAAGTCTTACTTTTAACAACTAAATTACAAACCTATTCAACTAAACTAATGGCTATTATTTGTTCGTTTTTTTTACCTATAGTTGGCATTCTTATTCTTATTGCTTGTTCGGTTTTACTTGACACAATCACAGGTATTTGGAAAGCCAAAAAACTTAAACAACCTATTACAAGTAGAAGGTTGTCTAATATTATTTCAAAAATCTTATTGTATGAAGCTACAGTAATATTGTTCTATTTGATTGATTATTTTTTAGTTAATGAAATAGTACAATCTTTTTTTAGTATTGAAATGCTTACTACAAAAGTTTTGTCTTTAACACTTGTTTCTATAGAAGTAATTTCTATAAACGAAAACTACAAAGCCGTAAAAGGAATTGACTTGTGGGCTTCACTTAAGAACTTGTTTAGTCGTGCTAAAGAAGTAACGCAAGACTTTAAGAATATAAATGAGAAAAATAAATAAAATCATATTACATTGTTCAGCTACGCCAGAAGGTCGTGAACACAATGTAGAAGATATAAGAAGGTGGCACTTAAGACGTGGCTTTTCAGATATTGGTTATCATTACCTTATACACCTTGACGGCACAATAGAAGTAGGCAGACCAATAGAAAAACGTGGTGCGCACACGGCAAATTTTAATAAAGGCAGTATTGGTATTTGTTACGTTGGAGGTATGGACAAAGAAATGAAGAAAGCTAAAGACACAAGAACACCACAACAAAAAGACGCACTAATAAAATTAATGCACGAACTTATATACAAGTACAACAAGGATATGACTATTCACGGACACAATGAATTTGCAAATAAAGCCTGTCCAAGTTTCAATGTAAAAGTAGAATATGCGAATTTGTAGTTTATTTTTGATTTTAACGCTTTTTTCTTGTTCAGCTAACTATCACTATAGAAAGGCACTTAAAAAAGGCTTAGAAGTCGTTAAAACAAGCGACACGATAAGAATTACAACTATTGATTCAGTGCCAGTAATAAAACACGACACAATAGTCTACGAACACTTCTACACACAAAAAGACACAATAGTATTTTATAAGAACGTAGAAATACCAAAAACAAGGTTAGAAACACGAATAGAGTACAAGCTAAAACGTGACACTATAAGAATGATAACACGCGTTGAGGTACAAAAAGCTAAAGCTGACGCAAAGACGAATAGAAAACCAAACTATTGGTTGTTACTTATAGTTATTTGTGTATTAGGCTTTTTTATGTTTGTAGCTGGTAAAGTAGTTAATAAGTATTTATGAAAGTAATAAGACACGGCAACAATGTACACGAATTACAAATAGAAGGCAAAGAATGTAAAATTGCTATGTTAAGTGATTTACACTGGGACAATCCAAAGTGTGACCGTGACTTATTAAAAAAACACCTTGACTATTGCAAAGAAGAAAACATACCTGTAATGGTAAATGGTGACTTCTTTTGTTTAATGCAAGGTCGTGGCGACAATAGGCGTAACAAGTCAGACATAAGACCAGAACACAACAATGCAAAATATTTAGATTCAGTAGTAACTACTGCGGTAGAATGGTTTGAACCTTATGCCGATATTTTAACGGTTATTGGTTACGGCAACCACGAAACAGGAATTATTAAATGGCAAGAAACAGACATACTTCAAAGGTTTGTTGATTTATTAAACCTAAAATGTAATTCAAACGTTCAGACAGGTGGTTATGGTGGTTGGTTAATTATTAAATTAATGGACAATACTAAAATATTTAGTACACGAATAAAATATTTTCACGGTTCTGGTGGCGGTGGTGTAGTTACAAAAGGTGCTTTAAACTTAACACGAGCTTTAGAGGTTTATGAAGGTTGTGACGTTTATACAATGGGACATATACACGAAAATTCTTCACGAAATGACGTTAGAGACACATTAAACCATAACGCGTACAAAGGTTATTATGTAAGCCACAAGCCTATTCATTTAATGATAACAGGAACATACAAAGAAGAATACCAAGAAGGCGCAAAAGGTTGGCATGTAGAACGAGGCGCACCAATAAAGCCAACTGGAGGTAGGTTCTTAACCATAAAAACGGAACGCGACAGGTCAAATAAAGATGACATTGTACGTAAATACATAGATTCACACCGAATATTCTAAATAAACAACTTACTAACACACAGGTGTTTATAAAATAATTGTAACTTTTTTTGTTAATAAGTGTAATATATTGTTAAGAAATGTATATATTTGTATAAACAAAAAACAATATTATGACACGTTTAGAAAAATTAGAAACACTTGTTAAGATTGAAGAAGGCATACAATCTTTTCAAGACAGAATTTACTTATGCCAAGAAACAATAGAAACTGCTGGCAGTTGGTTTCGTGAAATACGCGACATAAACACGGACAAAATACACACTTATATGATGTGTATTAAACGACTGAATGAAAGGTTTAATAAAATAGTAGTTACACTTTAAAAATTAGTTATGAAAGAAGCAAAGAAAGAATTAATTAAATGTATAATCTTTATATGGGGTGCGTTCGTAATGTACTACGTATTAGTAAATTTATTTGTATGAGTTACGAAATAGAAATAGAATACTACGACCAAGACGGTTGTATATTTTACATAGGTGAAACACCTTACGAAGTTGAACTTTATATAGAAACACGAATTATTGACGAACCAGATAGCTACAATAGTTTTACTGACACAATAAAGTACGTACAACTTGAAGAAAGGTATTATAGAGTAGACCAAACAACTTTACGTTGTGACGGCATTAACTACTATGACGAAGAAGATATTTGCAAACAATTAGAAGAAATGTTAAATGGATAAATTGAGACTTGAATGGTGGGATAATTTCAATGATGAATTGTACTGCAATTATTTAATACAAAAAGACGAATTAATGAATACCTATAGAATACTATACAAGACGTATAAAGGCAATAATACTGATGCTCCTGTAGTGCAAGCAGTAAAGTATGTAAAAGCTTATGACAAGACAGAAGCACGAAAGTTGTTTAACCTGTGGCAAGGTTTAATAATTAGCATTGACAAAGTATGAAAAAGATAATTGAATATATTTACGCACTTTTAATAACTTGGATATATGGAAGACTTGATTAAGAACGTAGAATACTTCATACGAAAAGACGAACTAAAAAAGAAGTGTAGAAAACGTAAGTACATACACAAAAGAATATTCTTTTTTCATACGTTAAGAAACGCTGGTTTAACATACCAACGTATTGCAGAAATGTTTGAATTAAACCACGCAACAGTAATACACGGCATAACAACCTATAAGAACTTAAAACGAACAAAAGACGAATTATTACTTTTGGACATAGCAGACTATGACGGTAAGTTCAAGTTTTACAAAAAAACGTATGATTTAAAAAAAGACATTCTAAAAGCCACTACAATACGTGATTTAGATATAATAAAAAGTAGAACAAGTAATAACCTTTATAAAGAATTAATATGAAAGAACTAATAAAAGAAGAAAGAGAACTTTTAACACAACAAGAAACAATAATAGAAAAAGGCTTAAGCACTTTTGTAGAAGTAGGTAAGGCACTTACTATTATTAGAGATAATAAACTTTATCGCGAAGAATATGAAACATTTGAAAAATATTGTCAAGAAAAATATGGTATACAAAAATCACATAGTTATAGATTGATAGAAACTGCAAACATAATGACTAATTTGTCCCCCATTGGGGGACGTTTACCAGCTACAGAACGTCACGTAAGACCTTTAAAAGGTTTAGAGCCTGAAGTACAAAATGCAGTTTGGCAAGAAACGGTACAAAAACACGGTGATAAAATAACTGCAAAGAAAGTTCAAGAAGTTGCTAATGAATGGAAAGAAACAAGTCAAGAAATTAAACAACAAAAAAACGAAGGAGTATTTGTTGCAGCTACAGAAAAAGACATTCTGCAAAAGGCAAAAGAAATAAAAGCAAAAAAAGCTGAAGAATACAAACAAAAGATTGTAGATAGAATAGAAAACAAAGTAAGCGAAACAAAAATAAGTAAAGAAGAAAAAGAACTTATTGAAAAGCTTTCGAATGGCGAAACTGTTGTAATCAATATAAACAAACATTTTCACGTATTAAAAGAAGCAAAAGAAAGAGGTTTGTATTATCAAATAGACCGTTATAGTGCTTTTGGTAATCCGTTTTTTTTAGATACTGACGGAGATAGAAATCAAGTTTGTGACGGTTATATAGAATACTTTAAACACAAAAGAAGCCTACACGAAAAAGTAAAAGAATTAAAAGGCAAAGCGTTAGGTTGTCATTGTGCGCCTTTACGTTGTCACGGTGACCACTTAAAAAGTTTAGCTGATGAGAATTAATTTTTTACAAGTGGCTATAGCACAATGGGAACATAACAACAAGTTAAAGTCTAAACTACATTGCACAATTGGTTTAAATATGGATACAGGAGAACTTGTCCGAATGTATCCAGTAGAAAGATTTAAAATGCGCAAACACGAAGTTTGGAATGTAGAAGTTGAGCCAATGACTTGTAGACGTGAAAGAAGCTATAAACCTTTAAGAATGTTTATGACAAAAAAGCTTGACGGAAAAGAAACAACGCAAATGTTAAACAATATACCTTTAACAAATATTGACACTTTAAACAAAGAAAAGCTTTCAATGGGTGTTATAGATATTACTAATAAAAACATTAGTGTAATTACAAATGAAAACTATGTTAATGATAGTCAATACGACCTGTTTGAAAACACCGAACATAGTAAACAAAATAGTCTTGCTGGTAAAAGCTATAGCAACGAATTAAAGAAAGATATTAGAATAAAGTTTCCGTGCAAAAACACGAAACAAGGTTATAGAGATTTAAGTTATAATGAACATCACTTCTTTGTAGGTTTAGAGAAAAATGATAGTGTTCCACCTTACTACAATTCTAACTTATATAATAGAATGATTGTAGGCAATTTAAGGAATCACAGAAGTACGTTCATAGGTTTATGTATGTTTAAAGGTTTATAGTATGACGGCAAAAGAAAGAACAGGTATGCGAGACATAAAGTTCAGCAATTGGATTCGTGAAAAGCTTCCAGATAGTAATACAGGTTATTCAGTTAGTGACTTGGATTTTATGTTATGGAATTGGAAAACTAAAAAAGTAATGTTACTTGAAATAAAGTGCCGAATGGTAGAACCTAAACCAAACCAATACATTATGATAAAAAACATTCATAATTGGATAAAAAAAGGAATTGATCAAGAATGGACTTATTTAGGTTTTAACTTGGTGATGTTTGAAGGTGACACTTTTGACAATGGAAAAGTTTATTTAAACAGAAACGAAATTTCTGAAAAAAATTTAATTCAGTTTTTAAGTTTTTAATTATATTTGTATGTCGCTGGGACAATCAAAAACATTCTTTCTAACGTGACGTGAGTAGGCTATCCCAGCAGCCGAAAGCGTTACGTTTTTTTATTTATAGAATATGGCAGAAAACAAAAAATCATTTATAGCTTATGCAGACTGGAAAGAAACCTTTGACGCGTTAGATAACGA